ATTTATACAATGCAAGCTTTCGGGGACATTATTTTCTGTCTCTTCTGCTTGGTATTCTTTCTCGTTGTGATCGCATAGAATGTCCCTAATTGTTGATGTAATTTTATCAATCCATTGTGCTTCACCATCTGATGGTTCATATGCTAGGCTTGAAAACTCTTCCATATGTATAAGCCTTTCAAGCACTTCTTCTATCTTTTTTCCGTTCCTGTTCATTTTGTTTTCCTCTTGTTTTTAAATTCTTCCCCATTTATACATATATTTTGGTACTCCCTTCATATATATAAATAGTTCGAAATATGTTTCAAATAATAGCTTTTTTCCGTTGTCTGTAATGACAAAAAATTTATATTTATTCAAGTTGTTTACCTCTTGAATTTGTTCACGGCTTGGTGTGTCTTCTGTTAATGGGTAATAAAGTTTACACTCTTTTCAGTTGTCCAACATAACCCACATTCAGCACATGAAGGGACTTTTTTTAGTTGTTCGGGACAGGTAAAGCCTTCAAATCCTTCATCAATTGGATTAGCTGAAAATTCAGTATTTCCACCATTGGAAAGCCTTATTTGAAAACGTCCTAAATATTTATTGCGAGTCTTAACAATCTCAGCACCTATTTTTGAATAGGTTTTATTGTTATCTTTGGGATCATATGCTGTATATCCAAAAACCTTCATATTTGGGTACTTTTGGAGCCATTTAGCCCATTGTTGAACATATTCCACATTATAAAAATCTCCAAGCACGTGCAAACGTATTACAAACCCAAAAGGATGAATATGGTTTAATCTCTTCAATTCTATTTCTAGCCTCTGGATCAAATCCTCACCACCTTCAAACCTATTAGCGAAGGGCATATTGTTCCCATAACAATCAGTAAAGTGAATACAAGTTGTCGGGCAAGTTTTACGCTCCTCTAATGTTAAGGAATATAAGGGCAAACCTCTCCAAATTCCTTTGGTGACAAATCCTCCAAGTTTTTTATTGGCTTCACCCCCTTTTAGAATAGTGGATTTATTATCCATAGGGTTTTTTATACTCTTTGGAAATAGTGTTCTATTCTCTTTTATTGCAATTTCTGTCTTTGTCATATTATTTACCCCCCTTTGAATACTCTAGATATTCTATTTTACATTGGATATTAAATTGTTTATCCTCTAGGTTTTCAATTTTACCTTCTAAATTAATAGTGCTAAAACCCTTATCTATTAATGATTCTAGTACTATTTCGTGCCGTTCAATATCAAGTGTGACGGCTTCGAATTCGTTGTGAAGTTTGTTTAATTTATTCATTTTATGTTTACCTCATTAATTATGAATTAAAAGAGTATAAGCATAAATATATATATGAGTCAATATATTATTTGTGTGTGGTTATGTTGTATGAAATAGCCTATATAATACGGGGCAATAGATGAAGACTAGCACGGCTATCCAAGCCCATCAATGAGATTCGCAGCTTTTCTCCCTGGTAGACACACCTAAATATATTAGGTGGTCCGCCAGGATTTCCTAAAGATCTTAGGCGGGCGAGCCGTAACGCCTAAAGATTTAAGGCGGGCGAGCAAGCAAAACGGAAACGGAAAACTTAACCAATTTGACAAAACACAATCCCGATTTGAACCCGACCCCCCAATAAATAAAAGAAGAGTAGACATAATCACATAATTTTTTGTTAAATTTTTTTTGGGAATTTTTTGTCGTTTACCACTCTAAATACCTAATATACAGTAGTTTACAAGGAAAAGTTTGATAAAGGAAATAGACCTTTCAACATCAATTGTGGATAAATTGTGGATAACTCCTTAAAAATTGTGGATAACTTTCCAAATTTACACATTTTAAAGAAAAAGAAAGAAAAGTAACATAAAAGAAAGAAAAAGAAAGTATATCTATAAAAAGAATATATAATATTTTATAAAGAATATATTTGTAATATACAGTATATAGTATAGTAACAGTATATAGTATAGTTACTGTATATAGTATATATATAGTATATAGGCGGATAAAAAACAATATATTTTTATATTGATTGCTTACTTTCTTTAGTTTTAAGTTCACCGTACCAAAAATGGAGACAATTAATGCCAAGCCAAAACATTGAAAAGATCACATTAGATGGCAAAACGTATGATTACGCTAGTTTAAGCACTGATGCTCAGACTACTCTTGCTATTGTTACCGAATTAAACGGTAAGATCAATGAATTCAAGAAAGAAGCACACTTTTTAGAGGTTTCTAGAGGTGTATATGAGCAACAACTTTCAAGACAATTGCCATCTAAATCACTGGAAGACGAAGAATCTAAAAAAGATGCCAAACAGGATAAAAATGGTGGAAAATCCACTACTAACGGAACTAAATCTGGGTGAGAGTCTGATTGAAATTAAGAGAGCTGCGTTCTTATTTGAGAATAGCGGTGATCCAGATATCTTAGATGAGCTGTTAACGCTCATAAAAGACCTTGATGTCCCAGTTTTAATTTCAGAACTCCACATACCATATGAGGCAGAAGCCTAAACAAGCGGTAATTATCCCAGATCAGCACTTTCCTCTTCATGATGCCCCTGCTGTAAACTGTGCCCTAAAAGCAATTGACATTGTTAAGCCTGATATTTTTATCAATCTTGGTGATGTTGGCGAATGGGAGTCATGTTCAGCCTGGAAATGGAGAGATAAGAAGTGCCCTCCTCTGGAATATCAGATCCCAATTATCGAAAAGGACATTGAAGAGGTCAATGCAGGCCTTGATTTGTTCGACAAAGCCCTAGATAAGGTCAAATGTACCAATAAGTATATGCTTGAGGGTAATCATGACGACTGGACCAATCGATTTGTTGAAAAATACCCCTATATGTCCCGTTTTGCCTTTAAAAACAGCTGTAAAATAAAAGAGCGCGGATATAAATTTTATGGTTACAATCGTCCGTTAAAGATTGGTAAATTAAATTTTATACATGGAGCCTATGCAACAGTCTATCATGCTAAAAAACACCTTGAAGCTTATGGCAGCAACATCGTTTATGGTCATACTCATGACGTACAGCGCCATTCGCTTACTAAGTTGGATAGCGGTACTATTGGTGCTTGGTCTCTTGGATGCCTCAAAGATATGTCAGCCGAGAAGAATAAGTGGCTGAGAGGAAGACTTCATAATTGGAATCATGCATTTGGTATTATTACCTGGTTCGACAATGGAAATTTTCAGGTAGAAACAATAGAGATACAGAAGGGGAAGTGTTTCGTATGGGGAAACGAAGTCGATGGAAACTAGGGTCAGTCGGGGGGATATAGAGTTAGATCATTACAATGATCAGGTTGGGTGTGCTGACCCCGTATTCCAAAGGAAAGTGAAGGGCATAACTCATTTTGCCTACAAAAATAAGAAAGAATTACTAAAAAGGCACAAAAACGCAAAAATTTCGGATGCGGGAGCCGCACAAGAGGGAGATTGGGTAGAGGCTCGTAATGGCGTTATGAGTCAGGTGCTGAAAACAGGCTCTATAGGGAAATCACAGTATATTCGCACTGTGTTAGGTCAGTTCAGACCATATAAAGGCAACAACCCTATCTCTGGTGAACCACACAAAAACATATATACTTTCTCCAAAAAGGATCCTTGGGACTATAAAGACAGGGAAATCCCAACAGAAATGGAGATACTGTTCGTAAGTCTCATATTTGGCAATGTTCCAAAAGAGGTTGCTTATATGCATTTATACAAAACGAACAACTTTGCCTATGCAAAAGAGAGATCAGCATGGCTTTTAAAACAAAAGAGGATAAAAAAAGTGATAAACGAGAAATTAGCAGATAAAATGGACAAGTTGAACATTACAGAGGATATGCTCCTTGAAGAGATGCGGGATAGTATACTGGCTGAAAATGGCTCCGTTAAGTTCAATTATATCAAATTAGCCACAGAAATGCGCGGAATGATGCCTAAAGAGAAATCTCATACGATTGGGCTCATGCAAAAGGAGATTCGTGGCTTTACCAAGCAAGAACTAGAAGCATTTACGAGGCCAGCACTTGAAGAAAAAAACGATATTGGAAAAGGTTAGTGATACAAAATCACGAATTGAAGCATCAGAGCAGGCTACTTTAGATGGACGAACCGCTGATAAGGCGATTAGGCTATGTCCTGTATGCGATACTTGTTACGATACTAAATATTACAAGGATTACGCTGATATGGATAAGGTTACTTATTATGAAGATTTTCCCAAATATGGCAAAAAAAGAGCAGTGTGTCCGAAATGCTCGTAAAGTTAGGAAAGAAATACTTCTGGGGATATCCAAAGCGTCAAAAATGGGGAAATACTAACTATATCATACGGTTCGATCCGTTAAAAAAGAATTGAATCCCCATGTGGGATTATGCAATAGGTGCTTTAAAGTTTGTTTTATGTTTTATGGTGGCGTGGGGATTGAAGAATAGCCCAATGGCACTACCCGTTTCCTGTGTATGTCTAGCAATAATAGGGGTTATAGCGACAAGAAGTATTTATGAAAGAAGCTGATTTTAATATAACACCCCCACCATCAGTTATGGCAGAGCGTGATGAGGTTCTAAGGAAGGCTTATTCTGATCTGGTTTTCTTTGGAAAGGCGTTTTTACCCAAAGATTTCTTAAATAAGAGCAAATCTCCTGAATTTCACTACGAAGTGGGAAAAAAGCTAATCAACACCAAACCAGGGAATAGGACCTGTATCATACTTCCAAGGGGTTTTGGCAAGTCAATTCTTTCAAAAGCAGCAATTGTTCACAAATTATGCTTCGTAGCTAAGGATGAGCAGCATTTCTTCGCTTGGATATCGGAAGAACAAACCCAAGCAATCGACCATATCAAGTACATTAGACAGCATTTTGAAGATAATAAGATGATTAAGTATTATTTTGGCAATATGGACGGTGGATTAGTTGGCAAACGATGGACAGAGAAAGATCTGGTTACAGCCAGAGGAGACAGGATTATTGCAAAAGGTACCAATCAGAGGCTTAGGGGACGCGCCGAAGTAGATGTACGTTATACTGGTATCATTTTAGACGACTTTGAATCTGAATTAAACACAAAAACACCCGAAAGACGATCTGAGATTAAGAAATGGGTAGTATCAACGGTGTATCCCGCCCTGGAGGAAAGTCCTGGTAGAGAAGGGTGGATATGGTTAGCGGGTACTATTGTTCACTATGACAGCTTCTTACAGATGACATATGATGGTTTTATGAAATCAAAGGACGATGGCACTACATATTCGTGGGATGTTGTCTTTAAAAGGGCTATTCAAGACGAAAAGCCTATGTGGGCAGAACAATTTCCCCTTTCAAAGCTTAAAAAGAAAAAGAAAGAGTTTATTGAGGCGGGGCTTGTAAACAAGTTTGCTCAGGAATATATGAACGATGCTAGGGATTTAGGCTCCGCAGCGTTTAAAATAGACAGAGTTAAGAACCATAGCTACCAATTTAAGGCAGAAAACAAGTTTTCATACCTAGCGGACAAGGATCATGCAATACCAGTTAACATTTACATTGGCGTTGACCTAGCGGCTACAGCCTCTGAAACCTCAGATTATCAGGTAATTTTGGTAATGGGGATGGATTCTAACCAAAACAGGTATGTTTTAGAGTATTTTAGGGAACGAATACCTACTTTCGACGTACCAAAGAAGATAATAGAACTAACTAAAAAATATCATCCCGTTAGAAGGGTGACGATTGAAACAGTAGCAGCACAGGAAATGGTCAGAGATATGGTCACCAGGATGTCTGCAAAGGAGAGAAGGCTGATGCCAGGGGTATTTAAAGGCGTAAAGCCACCACCTGGGATAAAAAAGCAGGATAGACTTGAAACCTCATTGGGACCAATCATTAACAGTAAGAAGCTTTATATCCGTGAAGACATGACAGAATTGGTCGATGAGATCTTTGAACACCCAAAACCACGAAACGACGACCTAATGGACGCTCTATATTACGCTGATTACTATGCCAGACCACCAAAAAGTAAAAAAATGGACGTTGAAGATTATGAAGAGTCAATTGAGGAAAATATGAGGCGTCCAGTTAAGAAAGTGTACAATTGGATTACAGGTTCTAAATATTAATATTTAAGGTTTGCATATTACGATAATTATGATACATTACACGGGTTTATATTAAATGCCAAGATTCGGAACCAGAAGCAAAAGCAGACTACACACCTGCGATGAGAGGTTACAAGACCTGTTTAAAGAGGTGGTAAAGTCGTTTGATTGCACTGTTTTGGAAGGTCATCGTAGTGAAGAGAAGCAAAACGCTGCGTATAAAAAAGGCAATAGTAAACTTAAATATCCCAAGGGCAAACACAACAAGGTGCCTAGCGTTGCAGTTGATGTGATCCCATACCCAATTGATTGGGAAGACCGAGATAGAATGCATTATTTTGCAGGTTTTGTCTTGGGAATCGCAAAAAAGAGGGGTTTAAAGATCAGATGGGGCGGCGATTGGGACATGGACACACATACCAAAGATAACAAGTTTGATGATTTAGTACATTTTGAAATAAAGGAATGATGAAACCCAGCACAGATACGGTGCCAGCTATGCTGACGCCAGGAGAGTTCGTTATAAGAAAAGACGCTGCCGAGGAAATAGGTCCCGAAAAGCTACATATGCTTAACAACATA